GATCAAGGTTCATACTTTGCTTTTAAAGTTGATGATATTGAAGAAAGACAATCTCATGTAAACTTTGAAGCTCTTGCAACCTCTTCAGGTGCATACTCATTAAAAAAATCGTATGACTACAATGTATTGAAGTTTATCTATGATAACGCTTCAACATCTGCTAGTGATACTGGAACTGATGGTTCACCAATTGATGGTGATGCAGCAGTTGACACTTTAGCAAACGTTGTGTCATCAGCTAAAAAAGTTCTTGATAAAAATGATGTACCAGAAGAAAATAGATGGTTAGTTGCACCACCTGAATTTTTTGAACAATTAAGAAAAGCAGGTGCTAAACTTTCTGACCAATCAGTAATGGCTGATGGCGGTTCATCACAAATCAGAAATGGTCTAGTAACAGACAGACCATTATTTGGTTTTAACATGTACTCAACAAACGCTATTGCAGTATCTGGTGGAGCTGCGACATCTCAAACTTTTGGTTCTTCAGGATCAAATGAGTTCGCATTCTTATACGGACATATGTCAGGAGTTGCAACAGTAAATCACATTGCTAAAACAGAATTAATCAGAGACCCTGATTCATTCGCTGACGTAGTCAGAGGCTTACACGTTTACGGAAGAAAAATCCTTAGAAGCGAAGCAGTAAGATCTGGCGTAATAACAATAGGTTAATTAGGAGGATAATAGATCAATATGGCTACTTATGACAGAACAGGAAAAGGTGGTACTACTGGGCATCCTGCTAATGGTAGAACACCTTATTTAGTTGAAAATACAATTGACATATCAGCAATTAATAGTTCTTCAGGAACTGCTGATGGAGATATTGTACAATGTTTAGACATACCTGCTGAAACTTTAATCATGGAAGCTGGAGTCGAGGTAATCACTGCATTATCAGGTTCTGCAACTATAGATTTAGGTGTAACAGGTGCTGATCCAGACAGATACGTTGATGGTGACACTAATGCTACTGGCTTTAGTACACTTACAGCAACAGCAAGACAAATACTTGCTAGTGCTGATACACTAGATGCATTAATTGCAGGTGCAGCTTCAAGTGCGGGTAAAATCCGTGTTTTTGCTGTACTATGTGATGTATCAGGTATTGACGAAACTGATAACAACTAATAAATAAATAATTTAAGGGGGGTATTAATATCCCCCTTAATATATACCCCTTATAATAAATAGGAATTTTATGACAACTTATGATTTAAGAAAAAAAACTGAAGCAAGTACAGGTCAAAAAGTTATACCATTTAGTAATGATATAAGGGTAGATAAACTAGAAAACAGAATTAACAATCAAGAACAAAAACTTGATAAAATATTAGAGTTACTACAAAATGGCAACAACTTATCTAACACTGACAAATAAAGTTCTTAGAGAACTTAATGAAACAGAATTAACTTCAAGTACGTTTGCCTCTAGTAGAGGTGTGCAAACTGCAGTTAAAGATTTTGTAAATAAAGGTATACACGATATCTATAATGAGACTGGAGAAATACCTTTACTATACAGCAGAACATCACAAGATTTAATAGTAGGAGATAATGAATATGATTTTCCAACTAATTTTAGAAAAGCTGATATGGATTCATTCTTTCTTAAACCAAAAGAATTAGTAACTAATGGTGAGTTTACATCTAATATAACTAGTTGGACTACAGGAGATGGATCACCATCACATACAACTAGTGGTAATGGTAGATTAAATCTAAATGATGCAGCAGCTTATCAAGCTATTAATACTACAGTAAACAAAACTTATAAACTACAAGTTAGAGTACTAAGCCCAAACAGTTCAACAAGTGGATTAATTGTTAGAGTAGGTACATCTGCAGGTGGAACACAGAATTTAAATACAACAAAAGCTGTAACTAATTTTAGAGAAGGTGCTATATTAAATACTACATTTACAGCTACAGCACAGACATCTTATATATATGTAGAATCAGATAGTGTACAATTAGATGTAGATTATGTAAGAATATCTAGAAGTGATATAGCATTAAGAAAATTAACATTTGTAACTTATGATAATTATTTACAAGTTTATAAAGTAACTGATGATACAAATAATAGTGGTAATTACTCTGATCCATTAAGAGTTTATATATTACCAGATCATTCTGCATTTGGTATAAGTCCAAGACCAAATACTAGTGAGTATACAGTACATTATGATTATTATACTACACACACAGATTTAGATGCACATGGGGATAATATGAGTTTACCAGATAGATTTGGAACATTAATAGTGGATAGAGCTAAGTACTATACATACATGTTAAGATCAGATCCACAGCATGCACAGTTAGCAGATAGAGATTTTCAAAGAAAACTTAGATTATTAAAAGTAGATTATGCTACTAAAAACGATTATATGAGAAGTGATACAATAGGTGAAAGTATTACAACAAGCATAGGAGGTAGAGCATCATAATGGCTATAAATTTTAAAGGTGAAAAAATAAAAGAACCAGAAGATAATATAAAATATTCTGAAAAAAAATTTGAAAGACAAAGAGATAATGGTCTTAATGATGAAACAGATCAAATGATGGTAGCTAAATTAAATCGTAAAGAAAAGAATGATTTAGCTTTACTACAAACTAAAGAAGAAAATTCAGATACTTTTGGTCCACTTTCAGAAAAAGAAAAAGAAAGATTAAACGAATTATTAATAAAACAAAAAGAAGATTAATACATGCCAACTACAGATTTAATATCACCATTTGTAGTGAGTTGTGCTGGTGGGTTGACATTGAACAAAGATGTATTTTCAATGGCTCCTGGTGAAGCTCTTATACTACAAAACTTTGAACCTGATATTAAAGGTGGATACAGAAGAGTTGGTGGTACAGCATTGTTTAATAGTAATATAGTTCCAGAGGGATCTAGTAATACTAGTAAAGTAGTAGATTGTTCAATAGTATTTAATGGACAGGTTATTGTTGCAAGAGGTGGGGACATACATAGAGGTACAACTTCTGGAAGTTTTACATCACTAACAACTGGATTAGGCACAGCAACAAGAGCATATGATTTTGAAAAATTTAATTTTAATGGAACTGATAAAATAATTATTGCAACAGGACATTCACCTGCACAAATAATAGATTCAAGTTTTAGTGTAGATGTAGTAAATGCAACAGGTGGTGGAACAGCACCAAGTAATCCTAAATTTGTAAAAGTATTTCAAAACCATATGTTTTATGCAGGTGCAACTAACTCACAAGAAGTTATATTTAGTGTACCATTTGCAGAGGATAACTTTACAACAGCTAGTGGTGCAGGATCGTTTAAAGTTGACTCTACTGTTGTTGGATTAAAAGTATTTAGGAATGAATTAATTGTATTCTGTGAAGATAGAATATATAAATTAACAGGTACATCATCAAGTAATTTTGCAGTGCAAGAAGTTACAAGAAATATTGGATGTAGAGATGGTGGTAGTATTCAAGAGATTGGTGGTGATGTTATATTTTTAGCACCTGATGGTCTTAGAACTATTGCTGGTACAGCTAGAATTGGTGACGTTGAACTAGGATCTATATCTAGACAAATACAATCTAGAATTGATGATGTAGGATTAAATAGAATATCATCATTAGTTATTAGGGATAAATCACAATACAGATTATTTTATCCTACAACTTCAGGATCACAAGGTTCATCAAAAGGAATTATAGGAGTATTAAAAACTAATCCTAATACAGGAAATATTGGTTTTGAATATTCAGACATGATAGGTATTAAACCCTCATGTACAGATTCAGATTTTATTAGTGGTGTCGAGACACAGGTATTTGGTGGTTTTGATGGTTTTATTTATAAAATGGAAACAGGAAATACATTTGCTAATGGATCTACTAACTCTACAATATTAGCAGTATTTAGATCACCAGATATGGTTATGGGTGATCCAGGCGTTAGAAAATATATGCAAAGAGTTAATTTAAACTATGAGGGAGAAGGTACAACTGTTACAGCAGATCTAGCAGTTAGATATGATTATGATGATCAGAATACTCCTCAACCAGATAAAATATCAATAACATCAGGTGGAGGTGCAGCAGTTTATGGAGTTGCCCAATACAATAATGCAACATATAATGCATCAGGTATACCTTTGATTAGACAATCAGTAGAAGGATCTGGATTTGCAGTTGCACTAAAGATTGACGATCAAAGTAGTTCAGATGCCTTTTCAATAAAAGGATTTCAACTAGAATTTACCCCAGGAGGAAGAAGATAATGGCAGGCTATTCAGCACGACAAGCAACATATACATCAGGCGATACTATAACGGCTGCTCATTCTAAC